ACAGTGGCAGATACACCATGGCAAAATTGCGTGAACTGGGATTTGATATCATGGACGATTTGGTTGATCACAGTTATGATAGATTGTTAGAAACACAACACAAAATACCTAATTTTGTGTTGTCGGCCACAAACACCATATCAAAATTAAAAACACAAGATTGGGCACAAACTAAATCACGTTGTCAAGCGGCTGCCTTTCACAATCAACAATTGTTGTTTGATTTTTCACGTATTTGGAATGAAAATCAAATCACCTGGTTGCAACAACTCAGTCGAGACATTAGATAATGTGTGGCGTACTATTTGTTGAAAGTCGCAATCCAATCCCTTTGGAAAAGCATCTAGAGGCCGTGGAGATATTGAAAAGCCGTGGTCCAGATTTTGTTCGCTACGAACACCGTGGCAACCAATTCATAGCACAAACAGTTCTACATATCACAGGCCAAGCAGATTTTTACAACAGAACCAGCACGGACTTTTTTGCCTACAACGGAGAGATTTATGACTTCCGCTGGCATGGTGGTTACACCAATGATATTGAACTTGTGTATCATGCGGCTCAACAAGACCACAGACTATTTCGATATTTTGAAGGTCCCTGGGCCTGGGTATATACCAACTTTGAAAACACCATGTATGCCAGTGATCCACAAGGCGAACATTATCTATATCGCTATCAAGATGACCACATGGTAATTGTGTCCAGTGAAGTGGCGCCTATACTATGTTATGTCAACGCTGAAAAAATTCCTGTGCCTTACAACAACAAGTGTTGGACACTACAACAACAAACTCCTTGGGCAGGGATTGAACGCCTTGAGCCTGGCAGATTGTATCACAATCATGTGGCCGCAAAAAGTTTGGACAACATATGGTCATGGATCACGCCCAGAAGTGATTTGACTTTTGATGATGCCTATCAAGAGTTTGATGCGGTATGGTCTCGAGCCATGCGCATCATTCGACCTGATTGTGCCACTGCTCTCAGTTATTCGGGCGGTCTGGACAGCAGTATCATTTTGCGTGATCAGAATCCCGCACAATTGATTGCCATAAACATGACTGGCAAAGACCCCATAGCAGATCGTGTTCGAGAATTTTTGACCCCGGCACAGCAGGAAAGACTAACAGAAATATCTGTAGACTACGAACAGTATGCCCAAGAATATCTACAACTGATACAACACACACGAATGCCAGTGCAGAGTTGGAGTTATGTGGGCAATTGGATTGTGGCCAAGGCCTGCGCTCAAAGAGTTTTGTTCTCCGGCCAGGCTGCTGACGAGTTGTTTGGTGGATACGGAGTATATCAAAATTTAAATTATATCACACAGCACAGCACTAGTCCTTATAGTCTGCACATCGAACCTGAGACATGGCAACAGTGCTTGGCGGTGTATGACCGTGACCCAAGGCAGGCCACATTGTTGGCCGATTACTGGTGTCAGATTGTTGGCTCCGATTCTCCCGGACTTGATCGCATAGGCGGCGCTCATGGAATAGAAACACGCAAACCGTTCCAACTCAAGAGTGTGATGCAGTTTGCATTGAATTTGCCTTGGGAACTCAAAGTAAATACAGTAACCAAGCCCCTGATAAGAAGAAAGTTCTTGGAACACTGGCCCGAACACATGATATTGCCCAAGATGGGCTTTGCAGGTCATGCCAACGATTCATTGCCTTGGTTGGGGGTCTCAATTGACTCAACTGGAGACCGTCACGGCGATTGGCAACAGATATCTCAGAAAACTTTTTATGAAAACCCTAAAGTATAATCAACCATGGACGCATTGGATAGCAGATGACTTTTTGTCACCTGAATGCCTGGCTGAGTTAAAGTCAGTTGATCATAAAGGGTCACAGCCTCTGCCCGGACGGAGAGTGGGTGGAGATCGAATTTTTATTGGGCCAGAGCATGAGGAACAGTATCCACACATGTATCAGTTGTGGCAGGATCTACACTCAGGAGCAACAAAACATTACTTTGAATCTCATACAGGGCTAGACTACACTGACTTGTATCCCAGAGTGGAAGTTATATCAGACCATGGAGACTTTTACCTTGAACGACATCATGACCTGTTGGAGAAAAAACTCACAGCCTTGGTCTACACTGACCATGCTCTACTGTATCCAGGCACGATGCTGGAAGGTGGGTATCAGGTCCAAAGCCGCGACAATCGTTGCATGTTCTTTGTTCCCGGTGAGGATACCTGGCACAGTTATCCAGCCACGCACTTTGCAACTGTGCGCCGAGCCATGCAGATCAATTACTGGACGGTGCCATCACCACTCGGGCCATGACTTTAGGTCATCAAACCAGTCGGTGGTAAAATAAAAATCTTTACGGTTTTTGAGATAATCTTTCAAGGCATTTACACAATACTCCTCACCTGGAGTAACTGCGGCAGTCAATTGACTGTTGTATTCATACCAAAATATGCCATATGGTGCCTGAGAATCAGTCAGTTGAAATAAAAATTCTTGTTGGTCAACTGCTTGGCATAGTTTGGCAAAGTGTTCAAAATCTTGTACTTTTTCTAAATGTGCAAAACGTTGTGAATATTTTGTATGAGTACAGATAAACGCACTCATACTGGAAAGATTATTGATACGCTCAACTGCTCGCAGTCGACTTTCGCCGTTGTTGATACCATATTTTACTTGACCATCGTAAAACAAATTCATAGGTTTTACAATACCTTGCTTGCGAATGTCGTCAATCCACATGTTTAATTTTACTATGTTGGCAATTTCATAACGATTCAAAGGGTCAGCAAAAAATCCATCTATACCATGATATTTGATCTGCTCATTGGCCCAATTGCAGATGTCTTGCAATGACTGTTGATAGCGTATGATTTCTTTAGGCACAGACGGACTGTAAAACACACAATGTTCTCCGTTGTGAAAACTTTGTATGATGGGGTCAGGTTGTGAGTTTAAAGGGTGAGTTACCCGTATGGTGGGATTGTTCCAGTACATGCGGATACTTATTAAATACTTTCTATGATAGAAATCTTTGGCCCAACATATCGTTACAACGGTGAAATCTTAACTGAACCTGAAATAATCTACATACAAGATCATCACTACGACGAGGTCATGCAGTGTTTTCATGTAAAAAATTTGCTAGAAAACAGCACTTGCGATCCCCATAAACACTTGTTGGTATTTGACCATGTGGTTCAACAAGATGATGTACTTGCCGCATACCAATGTGCATGTTTGCCCGTATTTTTATCTCGAACTGAACAGCAATTTAATCAACAACAGATACAGCCAGACTGGAATCAAAAACATCGCACATTCAACTTTATGATCAACAAGATAAGACACAACAGAACATTTTTGCTAATGATGTTGGAACACTTTGGATTGACCGATTATGAATACACATTGTGTTGGAAAAACAACAATATCAGTCGGAATAACATGTTGGCACATACCAACGACCCACTGCATCAACAAATCATAAAATCTGCGGAGTTGAATATTCCCACACGTCAGTATTTGTTTGGTACAGAACATTTGCTTGATCAAGGATTACAATATGGTGCATTGACCAATGCACAAGTATATCAACAATTTTTGCAGAAAAAAGTATTTGAACCCACCTGCATTTCCTTGATAACCGAACCGGGATTTTTTGAACATGAAACCATTGTGACAGAAAAAACTATCATGAGCATATATGCTGGTACGATTCCAATCTGGATTGGTGGTTGGAGAATTGCAGATTACATGCGAGACCAAGGATATGATGTGTTTGATGATGTGGTTGATCATAGTTATCAAAATCTAACCGATCCCTGGGCCAGGTGTTATCATGCAATAAAACTCAACATAGATTTGTTGCAAAATTTTTCTTTAGCCCAACAGTTGGTACAACAAAGACAAACCCGATTGCTCAACAATTTGAACCTGTTGAAACACGATCATTTTTACAATAAGGCACAACAAGGCATCTCACGTTATTCATTGCCAATCAAGATAACGTAAAAATTTTTCCATGTCGCCATACATGGCATACATCACAGCCGCTTGACTGCCAAACAAGATCAGTCGAGAAGTCTTGCCACCTTTGAGATAGTAAGGACAATCCAGTTTTCGATTCAAGATCATAAGCAAACTGGGACTCAACACTTTTGTAAAATCAAACTCATATTGTTCAATGGACAAAAATTTAAAAACATTATACCCAGATATACTCAATCTCAATCCACCATCATCTCGCAAATCTTGCCACCACGACTTTAACGCCCATTCAAAACTAGGCCGGTCATCTGCCGGCAGTTGAGTCAGCAATTGTTGAGTGAGATTGAGTTTATCTGGCATCGGGGTATACTTGCGCCCCCTGCGTCAAGAGTACCACTGTGAACTTGTCGGTCTTGAATTGTGTGTTGAGTTTACGTGCCAAGTTTTTGGCGTGACCTGGATTTGAAAACGAAACCTTTTTGTATTTAGGTCCCGGATATTGTGTGAGCATGTTAGATGTTTTGAGATTGATAGGTTTGGTGTCAAAAAACACCGCCCACACTCCTTCAGAAGCCAACACTTGTTCGGTTTTGTAAGTTGCTTTGTCAGTGTGTTCAATCAGCACATTTGGCTTGGGTCTCGACATCATTATCTCCGTAGTTTATTTATCTCAAAAACTACGTGGTTTTGAAACTGCCACCACTCAATTCTACCGAGATTGTTTCTGGTTTTGTTTGGATATTTTGGCTATGCAATGTTTCCAACGTCAATAGTAGTTTGGTAATATCACTATGTAAATCTTTGGCTTCACGCATGGTCATCCCAAAGTCTCGTTGACCACGTGATTCGTGTGCTTTGATTGAGTCCACAAAGCGATTGATATGCAGGCTCATGACAAAAACTTGGCCAAATCGGGTGGCTGCCAACCCACAGGTTTCAGCACCTTGCCGTCTTCGCGCTTGCGTACTCGACCTGTGGCATGATCGATCTTGGCAAAATTGGTGGCCATGACTTCTTTCCAGGCACCTTCAGCATCGGCACCCAGACTGTGGATAGCACCAATGGTCACAACCAAGATGTCAATCAAGGCATCAAGATCATCTGTCTTGGTCTTGCTGGCCACTAGTTCATTGAATTCCTCGCTGATGAGATTGCAATACAATTGATACTGAGCCTCATTGAACTGGCCCACAGTTTGTTCGCAGGCTCGCATGAATTTTTCTTGATCTCTAAATGGATTAGACACCGGCTTGCTCCCTGGTTTGAAATGGACCTTGGTAGGCATAACGTTCCAAGGTAATAAGTTTAGGGTGCTGTACCACTCGCCACTTGCGATGTTGCTTGACTCGGTACCAGCCGGCAGCAAACCATGATTTGGATCGATCTTCTCTGGTAAACAGTGGCAATCGGTGCCTGACGTCCCATAATGGGTTGAATACATCTCCTGCAACTTCATGACCATACACCATGTTGGGTGGCAATGGAGTTGCTGTTTCAGGTGGCTCAAATTGGATGCCAACCGCCTCCCGGGCCATCTTGATGGTTTTGTAACTTACTATACTGTCAAGAATTTTTATTGTACAGTTACCGTTTTCTTTCAGTTCAAGTTGGCCAATCTTGCGATCATCCTTCTTGAGTATCCAATACTGATTCTCTACCACTGGTTTGGCTAATATCATCTAGCACTCCTTTATATGTTTCATTCAGCCAGCGACCAAACTGTTCGGCCGCATCGCTACATTTGTTCAATTCGTACTTGCCGCAGAATTGCATAAATCTCACTCCTACCTGTCCCACATCCTTGTGTGAGATTTGTTCACGTATGGCTGTGTCTATGGTGTTTTTAATATCATCTGGCTGGGCAGTAAGATCAATCAAGGTACGATTGCGTTCGTAGTCATCCAGCACACGATGCTCCGCACCCTCATGGTCGGTCCAACGTTGCAACATCATGTTGTTCCAATTGTATCCGCGCCGGTCTCGGTCTCCAAAGGCCTCACGGAGACCAACTTTATTCTTTGTGCCTTTCTCACGTACTCCCGGATAAGCAGAGAAGACATTGTCGGAGGAGTCGCCACGCATGCACTTCTCAAAGAGTAGCCAAGCTGGGTCCGGGATGGTTTTTGGCTGTTTAGTTTTCTTATCATTGACGTGCTTACCTTTCGCATCAAATATGCCCTCCAGCGTTGATAATTCGTCACTGATGCCATTATACTGCGTGACATTGGGTGCGAGTAATTGTATAAAATCAGAATCTGAACTGATAATAACGTGTTGGTCTTGGGGGTGCAAGGCAATCCAACGTGCTATGATATCATCTGCTTCGGCAGTGGCACATCGGATAACGCTACAATTGGTTTTGGTAGCCAAGTATTTAGTCAGTTCGTCATAGGTTTCCCAGAACAATCGGTCTTCTTCCGCTTCTTCTTCGGTCATCTTGCCCCGGGCCACAGCACGGTTGGCCTTGTAGGGTTTGTAGTAGTCTTTGCGCCAGGAGCGACCTTCCAGTGCAAATACCACGTGATCTGCTTCAAATCGTCGGGCCATCTTGTTCACAGCCATCAGTGTAACATGTAGAGCAAAACCTAATTTGGTCCATGAATCTGCGGCTCTAAATGCTCCGTGTCTAGCACGGAAAAACATGTTGGCAGTATCAATCAGTACGTATTTCATTGGTCACAATCAAGTTGTTATCGTTGATGTATTGTAACACATAGTTGGCCCAAAAGCAATGGGCATCAGCACCAAAATGATAACTTTTGGGATTAACATACTCAAAACCGTTGTTTCTACACACAGCACTATAGGAATGATCTATGGAATATGGCTCAATATACATTGTCCCCCATGCCCGATCTCTTGGTAATTCACTGAATGTACTGTGTCCGTTAAAGAACAGGTGTGGAATCTGGTGTTGGTTGAGTTCTTGATGGAATGCCCAAATTTGGTCATGTGCTCTACGAGTGGCAGTTTTCCAATCCACATCAATCACAAACTGCCGATAACGATCACGTAATTCGGGAGGGACGACATCCCAACCGCTGGCATTGACCTGGTACCATGTGCCTTCATGAAACCACTCTTCTCGTTCCCAAGTTGACCACTGTATGATCATGAACGTGTTGGCAAGTCGGTCCGGGTTGCGTAGCATCCATTCTCGTGTGGTTCGAATCATACGATCATTGCTTGACGCAGATTCGGCATCGCAAATCATTTCAACATCCAACATCTTGGCAAGCCTGGTGCACCAACTGACTGCAAGATTGGCCGGATGTGGTCTGCGATCTATGCCGTTCCGGCCATCGTCCACAGCAAACACTTCATTCACTGCGGCCTCGGCTGCCGCAGTATGACTACACCCATTCACATACAATATCATCGTTGTAGTAGAACTTTTTCAGTTTCAGCGGCCACCACACGCTTGCGTAGATTTGAACTGGAGAACGAATGATCTCTACTGTTAAATATATGTTCAATCTGCATAGACTGCCCTTCACTGCGTCCGGTAAAGTTTGTGTCCTCATACTCGCTGCCTAAGATGCGTACATCAATTGGTAATGTAAGGATCAAATCTACTAGATCTTGTTCTGTGGTGTATACAACAATCTCGTCTACAAAACGGCAAGCACCTAATTGTATTTGACGTTCTACAATACTTTGAACAGGAGGATTTTTAATGCCCGGGCGATCA